TGGTAATCCATTAAATATGTCTGGTATTGAACAAAATATGTCTGGTATTGAAGAAAATACATATTATAATAATAGTGGTCCACTTTCATTGGGTGATTTAGAAGAATCCACAAGTAACAAAGGACATACAACTTTGGAAAGTTATCCAGACCCAGCATCAAATCTATCAGGGCTCGGGTATTGGGGTCATCCTCATCAAGATTATCAAGGATTTCATCAAGGAAGTACAAATGGGTCACTATCAAATAGCTCATTTAATAGTTATAATAGTAGTGATCTTCCCAATCCCTCCCCTCCACCTCATGCATTGGTAATGGCAACACAAGGATTGCCACCTATAGAAGAAAATAATGGTAGTTATGGTGGGAAAAAGAAAAGAAAAACCAAAAAAGTAAATAGAAAGCAAAAGAAAACTAAAAAGATTAAACGTAAAGTAAAAAAATCAATGAAGAAAAAACAGAAAAAAACTAAAAGAAAAACTAGAAAGTAAATTATAATATAAATAACAACAATTTTTATTTATATTATTAGACATTATTTTTCATAAAAACATTTAAAAATTTATAGGTTAGTTGAAGGAGCTTCTTCAGTAGGAACAGGAGGAGCAGGAGCATTCATTTTTTTTGCGAAATATTGAATAGCTTCGTGTAGTTTAGAAGTTTCTTCAATATTATAAGCACCGCGTTTGTGTGCAATTTGACCAAAAGCAATCAAAAGATTAAGACCAATTACGTCATTATCAATAATAACTTCGGTAATAGGAATTTCTTTAACTCCATTTTCTTGTGATACATCTTGTGATGTAACTTCAGTATTTGTAGTTTCTTCAATAGTTTGAACTTCTTGAACAATTGGTTCTTGAATAGTAGTAGGTAATTCTTCAATAGTAGCGTTAACACTCATTTATATTATAGTATTATAGTATTTTTTTATATCATTTTACGAAAACCTTAATTATGTGTTGTTAACTTTAAAGTAAAAGACCAATCCATATTTTGTGTATCAATATATTCACCATATTCGTTGACAAGTGCCACAGAAAATTTAACTAAATCAACATTACCAAAATATTCTCTTGGTGTTGAAATAACACGATTATAAAAATTGTAATTTAATTCATTTCTATATATAATTTTACCTATAATATTACCACCATTTTTAAAACTTCCACTACATACACCTTTTGATTTCATATTCTGTGTAACTATTGTGCTATCTGAATTTGTTGTATTATCATCTAAAACTAGATAAGCATATTTAAAATTATTATTTAGATCAATTGATGATTCACTTTTAACTCTTTTAGTGTCCATAGTTCCATTTAAATCAAGTTTTATACTTTTATTTCTAAAACCAAGTATGTAACCCAAAGATCTTTCAAAAATAATATCATCATCATTTTCATCTTTAGTAAAATCAACTTCAACTGAATTAATATGACTTTTGCCTTCATATTGAAAATAAATACTTCTATCATTAATTAATGCGTTATTAGAAATATTGCTATCTATATCGTGCAAAAATTTTAGTGAAGCATGTCCAAAATCAGCATTTACCTCTAGACCAAGTTTTGTCAACTGGGAATTTATATTTTGAACAAACATATCTAAACTATTATTATTCATTATATTTCTCTCAATGCGAAAAATATCTGGTGTTTTTACATATTGTGTTGAAGTTGAACCATTTACTCTATTAATTTTTATTTTAAAAACATTATTTTTAATTTTATCACTTATAATGCGTACGGAGGTAGGACCACTATATTCAACTAACTCTAATTTACTAACATTATTAATAGGTTCATCGTAAGTTACCTGAAAGTGATTTGTTTGCTTATTAGATTTAGAACTATTTGTATCTCTAAATAATGAATCAATAGTCAAAATTTTCACTTTATTGCTATTTCCTTGTGTTTGATACATCACTTTATATAATATATATTAATACTATTATTCTTTTAAAGTATTATACAATAAATTAATAATTAATATTGCATTACAACTTCCAATAAAAATGAATAATCATTTGAATTTAAATCGATTACATCACCATATCTATCAAGCAAACGTAAATGTAATTTTGTTAAATTAACTGGTCCCATATAATTTCTTTCACGGAATATAGAAGTAATATTATCATAATAAGTATTATAAAATAATACTGGAATACTAATGCGTGCAATAATATTATTTCCTATATAGTTTTTACCAGTTGATGACATAAATGTATTTGTTATTTCATTACTATTATAGTCGTTAATATCTAAAAATATGTAATTATCTATTGTGCTTGCATATGATGTTTCTCCCTTTAAATAATGTGTATATGTTATAAATTGATTTATTTGATTCGATTTTACACTATCAGTTATTGTATTAGTCTTATATATTGTATATGTAGATTTTCTAAATCCTAAAAACCAACCCAGTGTTTTACTCTTACTTTGCTCTTTAACTTTTGAATCATATATATTATCTGAAATATAACTAAAATCTATTGTAAAATATACATCAGGAGAATATTCAGGTTGTGTTGAAATTATTTCATCGGGAATAATATAATTTTCTGAATCGTATTCATTTTTTAATCTGAATATTGATTTTGAATCTATGTTTGATATTTCAAAATGAATTAAATTCAAATAATTATCATTCGCAGTTCCTGAATTTGTAAAATAATTATTAATCGTATTTGTAAAATCTTCTGCTAAATAATTTCCTTCGGGTATTGTAACAATATTTTCAACAGGTTCTGTTCGTCCTGTTATGTTATAAAATGTTACTTTAAAACAATTTGTTTTTTTTCGTTCAGAAATTGTATATGTTGTATTTGGAATTTCTAAACTTATTATTTTTATAGAAACAACTTTAGTTAATTTTTCGGGTAATTCCAATGTATAATCTTCCGAACGTGTTTTTTCATAATTTTTTCTGAAAATACTATCAATATTTATTACTTTTGTAATAGTTTGTTTTGCTAATGGATTAATATTTCCGCGAGGAAGCATTAAACCATTTGCTAATGGATTAATAGTTCCTCCTGGAAATTGCAATTTGTTTGAATATTGTACTGGAATATGGTTTTCTATAATTCTATGATGCGCTTCATCAATTGTATCAGTCACTTCATCTATATTTGATTTACTATTATTAATTATATTATTTGTGCTTTCCTTATTTGTTTTATTTTGTATATAATCTAATAATCGTTCTTTAACTTCCAATATAAAATCACCAAATGATAATTCATTTTCTGTTAAATTAACCTTTTTATTTATTCTTTTTAATGTATTATTAATATTTTTATTAATTTTACTATATGTTATTGTAGTAGGATCTAACTTTAATACGCCCATTAATTCTTCATTTGTATAATTATTAATATTAAAATTATATGCCGACATTAATATTTATTAATATTTTATATTAATATTAATAACTTAAAATATGAGTTATTGCAATAGTAGTAGTAGTTATGGAGGTGTTACACGTTTTAAAAGATATATGAGAATTCCTGGACAAACATCATCGTTTAATGAATTATCTATTAATACAATTGGTAGTATAGCTATCATTGTAGATAATGGTACTAGTGGAGGAAATAGTGGAGGAAATAGTGGAGGAGGTTTAAGTACAACAGAGGCAGATATATTAATCTTATTAACGAATCCTTATGTTGAAGAAATTATGTCTTTGTTATTAGATTATGCGAATGGTAATTTTACATTTGTATCAGAAACATTAACATATAGCAAATATACTTTATATAGTCAAGTTCTTTTCAATCTTAGAAAGGTTAATGATTTTGCATATGAAAAAGTTAGAAATACTATTATAAATTCTTTAAAATCATTAAGACAAAGTGTTCAACAATATCAAATTTTAATTGTATCACAAGGTCAATTAGTAACTGCAAGTGAAAAAGCAATTATTTTAGATAATCTTAATTTATTATCACAATACATTGAAGAACTTCAACAAAAATCTGAAGTTAATATTATTCCTGATGTTGAAGTTCATGTCCCTTTAATGAGTTTACAACCTTCTATTTATGTTTATATAGAAAGACACGGATATCCAAGTGGCGGTGTTTTTGAACCAGATTTATTAGCATTAATTAAAGAAGAATTAGGAGAAGGATAAGGATATTAATTAATTACAAATTATTCGTAAAAATTTATATCTTAATTAATATTATAACATGGCACAACCAAATAACCCTACGTTAATTGTGTTAGCTGACTTAAGTTTAAATGAAGAACAAACTTATGTGTTAAACATAGGTTCAGAAATTAGTTATGTCCCTGCTACAGGTTATACTGCACCTGATAGTGATTTAGCTTCTCTTAATGTTACTATTGATCCACCTGCTAGTTCAGGTGCTGTAACTATTTTAAATGTTTCTGGTGGTTTTCAGTTTGTACCAACTCTTAACTTTGCTGGTGATGTTTCTTTTACTTTTACAGCAACAGATGTTTCAGGTGCTGTATCTGCCCCCACACAAGTAGACCTTACAGTAAATAATTTAAATGATGTCCCAGTATACAGCACCGATAATGCTAGTGCTAATGCTATTGATAAGGTTCCCTTTACATATAATAGTATTCCATCAGTCACTGATGTTGATAGTGGTGATACTATAACATATACTTTACATTCACAAGAATTTAATGGTACACCTGTTAGTTGGATGGCAATGAGTACTCCAAATGTTATTACAGGCACACCCCTCACAGAACACATAGGAACAAATGTAGCAGTAATTCGTGCTACTGATCTATCTGGTACTTTTGATGATTTTACATTAACAATTAATGTAGTTGCAAATAGTCCCCTTACCGCTAATAATACTTCGGCTAATATAATAGTTGATGAAGATGCTGCCCCATTTAGTGTTGATTTAACACAACATTTTGATGATGTTGACGCAGGCGATAGTATTTCTTTTAGTCATAGTCTTCTTACACAATCTGTTAATGGTTTAATAGACTCTATTGCAAGCAATACTAATAATATGGTAACTACTTTTGGTGCAAACTTAACTGGTACAGCAACTATACAAATTACTGCTACAGATGGTGATAATAATACAGCAACTAAAGACTTCACTATTGTTGTAAATAGTGTTAATGATGCTCCTACTAGTAATGGTAATTTCACTAATATTAGTGGATTGAGTGATACATTAAATCTCACACCAACAATTGTAGATTTAACTGGAACATTTGGAGATATTGATAATGATATTAGTTCTTTAATATTCCAAGTTACAAGTAATGCTACTGGTTTAGTTAATGTTAGTGGCGTTACTGGAACAACATTTAATGTAAGTTCTGCTGGAACTGATGTTAGTGGTTCAACAACAATTAATGTTAGTGCTACAGATGCTAGTGGTGACACAACAACAATCCAAAATGCTATTGCAGTAAATGTTTCTGGTATTACAGAATATATTTCTAATACTGCTGATATTACAACTCTTCCTATGAGTTTCTTCAATACAGCACAACGTATGCAATCAATTACTACAGCTCAAATGCCTGCTTTAAATTCTACACAAATTGGTAATATGACAAGCGTACAAGCAGCACAATTAACAACAAGTCAAGTAGCAGATTTTAGTGCTAATGTAACACCAATGCACTACAGCGTTTATGATAGTTTAACACACGGCGCATCTTCAAGTGAGTTTTTAACTGGCGGTGCTATTAACTTTAACGCAAATTCATTACGTTCACAACAACCATCAACAATTAAACAATTCAACAAAGCAACATTAGAAGCTTTAACACCTGTACTTTTCAAAGTATTAAATAATACTCAACTTGATGCTTTTGAATCAGAACAAATGGTTTATTTGGATACAACACTTTTACAAGTATTGGATAAAGTAGACGCATCAGGTTCAATTGTTGACTTTTCAACAGCAACCAGCGATCGTTATCGTGATGCTATTCAAGAATTAAGTGGTATCCAAATAACTAATTTGGATGCTACACAAGTTCAATTATTATCTTCTGCTTCAAGATTACAATGGTTTAATCCTACAAAATTAGCAGATATGGACTCCAGTGTATTTGGAAGTATAGCACCTGTTCAATTTGATACTTTTAATGCCGAACAATTTGCTGCGTTTGACATAAGTGCTTTATCAAATATGGTTCAACCTCAGTTTGATAAATTAGCTAGTTCTACAAATAATTTATTTGCTAACTTAACCGCTAGTCAATTACAAGCAATTCCAGCAACATTATTTGCAAGTGGTGCTGTTTTAGCAGCACATTTTAGTCGTTTAGATACTAAAATACCCGACTTAACAGCAGCACAAATAGGTAATATAGCACCTGCTACTGATGCTTTAGCAAGTGTTACAGCAGCAGATATGCTAAATTTAACAGATTTACAGGTTGCTTCTCTTACATCTACTTTTGTAGTAGAATTAAGTGATACTCAACGTAATGATGGTTTTAGTAGTGCTCAAATCCCTTTTATTTCAGTTACAGCAATTAATGCTCTTACTAATACTGATATATCTAACCTTGACGCAAATTTTACAGCTGCTTTAGATGTGTCACAAGTATCTGGAATAACAGGACAAGCAAAAATTCAAGCAATTAATGTTCAAGATTTAGATAGTATTGAAACCGAACTTACTAATGCTCAATTAAGTGAATTATCAACTACACAAATTGTAAATATTTCACATCCTAGTCAAGTTTCCTCATTATCAAGTGTTTCTAAATTGCAACATTTAACAACAACACAATTAGCTGCTATTCTTCCTGATCAATTTGATGATATTTTGGCTGCTCAATTTGATACATTTACCCCTACACAAATGGCTGCTTTTAGTGATGCTGCATTGGCAAATATGACAGATTCTCAGTTTGATAAATTAGCATTAACAACAGAAAATCTTTTTTCAAGTTTAGATGTTTCTGCTATAAATGCTATTCCAGATGCTAGATTTTTAAGAACTACATCAGACCATTTGACAAAACTTGGTGGTTCACTTAATTTACTTACATCTGAAGAATTTAGAAATATTCCATCTTCTGTTATAAATGCTAATATTAGTGTATCACAATTGCAAGCAGTTCCTGTAACAACAATTGATGATTTTTCTGTTGGTGATATTTCAAATATAGATATATCATTAGTTAATTTACTTACACCAGTTCAAATTCAATCTATACCTACTAGTTCTTTCTCAGGTTTTCAAACAACTAAAATAGAAGGATTTGATGTAAACTTTATTAATTCTTTGCTACAAGCACAAGTGAGAAGTTTTGCTGTTGACAATACACCATCCCAATTGCAATCATTACAAGTAAAAGATTTATCTAACATATTAGATTTAAGTGATAATCAAATAAGTAATTTAACAACTACTCAAATAAGTAGTTTAAGCAATGGTGATATTGCTGCTTTAAGTGAAAACAGCAAAATATCTGGATTTTTATCTACTAGTCTTCAAATGAGTGCTATTACCGTTGCACAAATACCACATGTAACTGATGCTGAAATTGATGCATTAACTAGTGTACAAGTTTCGGGTTTAACAACACCAACAATTCAAGCATTAAATATTAGTCAAATAGAAGCTCTTAAAGACGAAATTGCTAATTTAACAGCAGATGCTAGTAATAATTTTCCATTAGCAGTTAATCAAATACCATTTTTACATACTACTTTAGTTTTACCACATCTTACAGCAGCACAATTACAAAGTTTTACAGGCGAACAAGTTGCAGCATTATCATTACCCCAACTTCATGTAATTAGAGATACAGGAACATTAACTTTAAATGGATTTTTACCTACACAAATAACACATTTAACAGTAGCAGACCATTTCAATGATGTAAATGGTGTTGCAGGTATTATAAATGATGTTGCCCTTTTTGATCAAACAAGATTAGCTGGATTTAATTTAAGTCAATTAGTATTTCTGTTAGATCTCCATACTGGTAAATTTATTGCTTTAACAACATCACAAAAATCAGGTATTACAACTGCTTTCCAGGCACTTGCGTATAATGATGTTCAATCTGTTGGTGTAGACAAATTGGCTTACTTAACAGCAGATCAATTACTTTCAGTTACATCAGCACAAGTAGTTGGTAATAATTCTGCTTTATCACTTGCTCAATCAGGTTCTATGGCTAAAAATTTAAGAACTAAAACAGCTGTAGATTTGTCAAATCTTGATGTTGCAACAACAAAACAATTTTACATTACAAGTTATACTAACACGACAATTCCTACACCTTTTGTAAAAGCGTTTAGAGATTTAACTGATGTTCAAATTGGTGGTTTTACATCATCAATTATGAGTATTGTTAATGTTCCTAACACTATTGTAGAATTTACAGCAAGTGAATTAAATAAATTTTCTACTGAAGCTTTTGGTGATCTTTCAATTAATTTACTAAGTGATGCTACATTTAATGCATTAAGTGATTCCACATATGGTAAAATATCAAGAACACAAGGTCCTTTATTAGATGCAAGTAATATTCAAAACTTGGATGTTAGTTTTGCTCTTCTTCAACCAACAATGGTTAATACACTACAATTAAATGTTATTCCCTTTATTAATGCTGCTTCAATTAGTGAAGCACAAGCAAATGCTTTTACAACACAACAAGCAGCAGCATTTACAGATGCACAAACATCTCTATTTACAGCGTCTGTTCTTACAATTTTATCAGATACAGCAGGTTTTGATTTCACAACAACACCTCTTGAATTCAAATTATCACAACTGAATACAAATGTTGATGTTCAAAGTATGCAAATAACAATAACACCAAGTGATGTTAGTCAAAATTTTAATTATGACGCAACCATTCAATCTTATATGACTTTAGCGGATGCTAAAAAGATGTTTTTATATAGATACTCAAATGAAAGTGAAGTTCGTTTATATGTAGATAAACGTAATTTCAATATTAATTTCGATTATCTTGAATGTAATCATTTAGATTTATCTGATGGCGACCCTGTTATTGGAAAACATAATATGAAATTTACTGATACTGCAGTTGACAATTCAAGTGTTACATACTTCACTAATAGCACAAATACTCAAGGTAACTTAGGTTTTGTAGGTAATGTTGCAGTTAATCCTATTACAGAAGATACACGTATGCCTTTTACTTGGGATTATATTCATTATACAGCAAGAGAAGTATTAGGTGTATTTTCAGCATATCCATTATTTAATAATATTAGAACTATTGAAGAAACAATGCGTAAAAATATTAATGATAGTATTCGTCAAGTTATTGTTCCAATAATTAATGCTATTGATATTAGTTCAGGTTTAACGGATGTTAGTGGTGCTGGAAGTGATACAAATCTTGATATTGTTACTGCTAATAATCCTAATGGTTCAGATGGAAATGTTGCTACACCATATGATCAAGATCTTATTGATGGTGTTGCAACTGCTAGACATGTAGTATTTGATAATACATTCTCTTCTACAGAAGAAATTTCATCAACAATATTCAGAACACTTATGATACAACGTAAACCTGATTTCAATAAAACAGAAGAGCAAGAAGTTGCATATGGTTACCCATTCCGTGCTGGTGATTCTATGTCATTCATTGTAACAATGAACCCTCACGCGGAACAAAAGAAAGTTGCTGGTGTAAGTGGAACATCTGTAGGTGAACAAATTAACGGGCGTAAATATAGAATAAATATTCAGTTTACAGCATAATTTAAGTAGTAATAATAATTTAATTAACGCAAAAAAATAACAAAATAATATATTAAATATTTATGACATCTATATGTTTTAAATATTTAACGTTGGAAGAAATAGATAGAAATTATATTACTAATATTAAATATAATCGTGATAATAAAGAAAAATATGGCGAAGTCCATACACCAATGTGGTTTATTGAATTATTATTTGAAAAATTTAGCAATGAAAAGTGGAAAAATCCTAAAAATAAATGGTTAGATACAGGTGCGGGGCAAGGTCGTATATCATTATATGTTTATTATAAGTTAATGAATGGTCTAATGAATATATTTCCTGATAGACAAACAAGACATAATCACATAATAAAAAATATGTTATATATGATTGAAATAAATAGAGAAAATATTGAAATCATAAAAACCATATTTGGTAATAATGTAAATGTAATTTGCGAAAACTATTTAGATGAAAGTGTAAAAATAATACAACCAAATATTATAATAGGTAATCCACCATTTAATGCAAATGGTATTAAAAAAGTTCCCACAAATAGAGAAAAGGAAAAGCAAAATGATGGTGTAACATTATGGTGTTCGTTCATTAAACGTTCGTTAGAAATTTTACCTGTTAATGGTGAATTGGTTTATATTGTACCTATTATTTGGATGAAACCAGATAAGGCAGGTATTTATAATTTATTGACAATTCATAATAAAATTATTTCAATACGTTCTTTTACAAATACAGAAACAAATAAAATATTTAATAAAGAAGCACAAACACCAACGTGTATTGTTTATTTGCAAAAATGTAATGTGAATGTTGAATATCTAAAACAGGACATTGAATTGTATGATAAAGTTCAAAAAAATTATGTATCTTATTCTTTAGTACAAGGTAATCCAATACCGGTAAATGGTGCATCAATTTTACATAAAATTTGTTTGAAAATGATGATATATAATGTGCCTTCTATGAAATCAATTGTTTATAAATCAAATATGCCTTCTATTCACACCAAAATTTATGATGTAAATAATACTATTAAATCAGAAACAAATTATCCTAATATTCATAGTTGTATCTTAGATGAAAAAACAGCAAGTTTAAAACTCATGTATAGTAATAAACCTTGTCCTTATTATGGAATAGAGAAATTAGTATTAGCACATAAAATGTATGGGTTTCCTTTTTATGATTGTGATGGATATTTTGGATTAAGTAATCGTGATAGTTATGTTATTATTATACCTGAAATTGAACATTTAAATAACAAAGAAAGGAGAGAAATATATGAAAAATATAAACGATTTTTAACATCAAAATTTGCAATATTTCTATTTAGTACAACCACATATCGTATGAAATATTTGGAAAAATATATATTTGAATTATTACCACAAATACATTTAATTAAAGATGAAATACCATTAGATAATTATAATGATACTATGAATTTTTTTGGACTAAATCAGTTGGAAAAAGATTACGTTAATTCACACGTTAAATATGATTATATTGGTTTTTGATTTTTTATATTTTGAATATATATATATTATAATAAATATGAATAATAATAGTATGTCCGAATTAACAAATAATTTAAATTATGTAAAGTCTAATAATGTAAAGTCTAATAATGTAAAGTCTAATAATGTACCTAATAATGTATCTAATGTAACAAATAATGGTGGACAATTCGCAATGATGGATATAGAAGAAAAGTTTATTAACGATTATAATGAACTTTTTAAGAGTGAGGGAGAAGTGAACGGATTTAAACACGCGTTTTATGAGTTTTATCAAATTTTTATTGATGTTGAAAAACTAAAAGAAGTATGTAAACATTTAAAAAATAAAAGAGGTATTGTTAACGATTTTTTTTTAAAAAATGAACATTCATTAATTAATATTTATGTTATTAATAGGTACAAATTAACGAAAACCCAACACGTAGAGGTAAGCGACTATATTTTAGGTCAAAGAAAATATGCTCTAAATGCTATAAATAAATTTGAATTCAATACTATACCAAGAGGCGGAAAAAGAAAACAAACAAAAAGAAACAAAAAAAAAAGAAAACAAACAAAAAGAAAACAAACAAAAAGAAAACAAACAAAATAATTAATTTAAAAATCGTTTCATAAACTTAATTTCATTTTCTTGTGTATTAATGATGTCTTTAGCTAATTTTTTAATACGCATATCATCTGTTTTTTTTAAAATATTATGTGAAGTAGTTAATGCTGTAGAATGATGAGTAATCATTCTTCTAATCCATTGTTTATCGCTTACTAAGAATTGTTGTCTTAAAAGTAAAAATGTAGCAAACAATGATAACATAATGCCAATAATAAATACATTAATATTAAAATGTCCCATTGAAAAATAGTGAACTAATTCGTGCGCCCACATCATATTAGAAGCCATTAATAACCCACCATAAAAAAGTGTTAATGATAAATATAAATCACCAACTCTATATGCTAAAATATTCATAGGATTAAATAGCATTCCAATAATAACCATAACAATAAATTGTATAATATTATGTATAATAGTATCCATATAATATGTATTAATATAAAAATTGAAATTTTATATTAATAATGTTGGAGAGAAAAGTATAAAAATATGAATAAACCAGTGTATGTAACGCGTTTTAATAATGAAACATATAAACAATATTTAGAATATTGTAAAAAATATGAAGGTAAAGAATGTATTTATAATGCACCTGTAGCATTTAATGATAGAACGAGAGAACACGATAATATTTACGTTCTTGAAATGAATAATAGTTTAAATAAAATAATGGGTATAGGTAAAATATCAAGACGTATGTACACAAGAAAACATAAAATATTTGCAGATATGAATTATAATCGTTTTAGTTATGAAGGAACGGAACATATAGGTTTTGATAATTTTCCAGATGATTTGAGAGAACAAATAGAAAAAATAGAAAAAGTGATATTTTATACAAAGGGCCATATAAAAAGAGGTCACGGAATTCAAGGATTGCCAAATAATGCATATCGTGTTTGTATAAATGATAGGGAAGAGACAGAATTAAGATTATATGATATAATAAGCAAGAATTTTACTTCAACTTCAACTTCAACTTCAAGTTAAAGTAAAAAATGTATTTGTAAATTATCTTTTTTAATAAATATATTATTTCTCTCTTTCTCTCTTTCTCTCAAAAATAAAAATGAAAAATGAAAATATGACTTCTATATATTATATATTATATACATCATAACAAAAAAACTTTCAAACCCAATTATTAGAGAGAAAGGAGAGAAGTATAAATAAAATATCAAAATTCAACCATAATTTAAACATAACATCTAATTATAATATAATAGAATATAATTAGATGGATACTGATATTGAAAACAAAGATCTAGATGTTCAAAATTATTCTATAGACGATATTTTTGAAGTTCTACAAGTTGAAAATAATAATTTTAAAGAAGCATTGGAAGTAAGTGATGGTTATATAGAACATTTTGATACTGAATCAAATGAAGTAATGTCCAATTTTTTTCTAAAACTTAAAGATAAAATTCAAGAACATATTAATGAAAATAATATAAATGTATATAATTTTGATGATGTTTATCAAGCAGATTTAAATAATGAACCAACATTAAGTTCAGATACAGATATATATAAGAATGTTGTAATTGATGAAGAAAAATTGCAGGAACGAATGGAAGATATAGTTGATGATAATGAAGAAAATAATACAGAAAAAAAAGAAAGTGAAGATATTGAAGATAATGAAGAAAAATTAAATGAACAAATTATCAATGGTGTAGGAGGAGAATATAGCGAAAATGAAAACAAAAATATGTATATGTTGGGATTTGACGATGGAAACACAATTTACAATAGTAAAAATAATGAAACATCTAATTATACAAAAAAATACAATAAATTAGATGATTTAAAAAATGTAAATAGTATTGATGCAAAGACATCAAGTCGTAATTTAATTTTTGATAGTCAATTTCGTCCTTTAGGTAGTGATGCTAATGATTTTCATATAGATCTTACTGAACCATTAGTTGATGTTTTATCAATTGAATTGTTATATTATCAGTTTATATATAGTATATACAATATAGATGAAGCACAAGATACCAATTATTTCTATGTTACTGATTTAAATAATACATTACATACAATATATATTGATAGTGGTTTATATAAAACACCACAAGAACTAATAGAAAAAATAAATTCAACAATTGTTACTTATTTTACTAGTTCAACAACATTTCAATCCCAGTTTCCAGAAATAGTAAATAATTTGAATTCATTAATTGTATTTAGTTATAATACTTTAACAGGAAAAACTAATATGAAAGTTAGAAATTGTTTCAAATATATTAAGTTTTTTGATTTAAATGTAGCAACCGGTCAAGCAAAAGTAAGCTTTAATTTAGGTTACTTTCTTGGTTTTAGAAAGTTGTTTAAAAATAGTCAAACCGCTACTGGATATTATTTAGTTGAAACACAAGGTGAAGGTGCGATTGATAATGAAGTAATTGTTGATAGTGTTGATCCTAGTCTAAATGTAATTATAAGTACTGGTATTGTAGATATTCAAAACCCAAAATATTTAATATTATCTATAGATGATTATAATCAAAATAGATTAAACCAAAATGTTGTTACAGCAAGTGAAGGTACAGATAATACAATGCCTTTACGTTTATTAAATAAATGTAATGCGAATGATGTAAATAATTTACAAATACCATCTAATCCAAGAACAAAATCTTTAGCATTAATGTATGCTCATAATGAAAGAGTTGTTGAAACTATTAATGAAGTAAGAAGACAAGCAAGTAAAAATATCCCTGCTGCTATTCCTGATATATTTGCAATGATACCTATTGAAATGGAACGTAATTTAGGTTCATTAATAAGTAATCGTGGTATGTCAACGCAAATAAATATACGAAAATATTTTGGACCTGTTAATATTAATCGTTTTAGAATAAGACTTTTTGATGAAAAAGGTAATTCAGTTAATTTAAATAATTCTGATTATAGTTTTACAGTAGGAATTGAAAGACTATATGATAAAGAAAATATGTAAATAACTTATTTTTTTAAAAAATTGATTTTTATAATTTTTTAATATATACTATATTAAAAATTATAATGGTGAAAAATTTAGGTGGCAATAAAAGTAAAAAACTAGGAAGAAAGCATATTTCTGCTTCAAATAGTTATGCAAATAGAAAATTACGTATTAAACAAGAGGAAGATGAAATATATGCGTGTGTTTTAAAAGTGTATGGAAATGGAAGATGTTTGCTGCGTTGTATTGATAACATTGAAAGACCTTGCGTTATAAGGAATAAGTTTCGTGGAAGAGGAAAAAGAGATAATACAATTCGTGTTGGAACTTGGATACTTGCTGGAGTAAGAAGTTGGGAATCTAAAACGGAAAAAAAAGAACAGACGTGTGATCTTCTTGAAGTATATAATGATAATGAAGTAAAACAATTAAAAGATAAAGTTAGTGAAGAGTGGTCATTGTTTCACGGATTAGGAGAAATTTCGTGTGATGGAATTAATATGGATGAAGATTTAGGTTTTGAAATGTCAAATATAGAAGCAAATGAAGAATTGGAAAAAGAAATTAGCGAGACAATTATATCAACCGAAGAAGAAACATTTGGTAATGAAGACAATTTGAATATTGATGACATTTAAATATATAATATATAAAAAAAAGTCATATTTATTATTTTTTATATTTTAAATCTAACTTTTTTTGTTTGTTTATTTGCTTTTAATATACCTTTTGCTTTTGATGTTTTTAAAGAACTTTTAATGTTATTTACTTTTTGTATTGTTTGTTTTTTTAAAAAGATAATTACACTATTATATTTAGTTATTCTTGATTTTATTATATTAAAATGTATATCTTTTAAACAACTTTCGTCTTTATAGGTTGTAAAATGGTCTAAATGATTTGCATTTATTTCATTAACAGAAGCATTAATATCAAATGAAAATACTGAATCAAAAATATAACTATTATTTTGTTTTTTTTTATTGTTTTTTATTAGAAATAACATTTCTTCAGAAGATAAAATAAATGGCGTTTTCAGTATAAATTCATCCTTATCTATTTTTTTTATATTTTGTATTTCTGTTTTTTCATCAACACTTTCAATATAAAATGTAATTACATTTATAACTTTTCCATATGATAATGTAATATTTTCAACAATTGTCATTTAATTATATATTAATGTTATTTAACATAAATATATAAAACGCAAATTAAAAATTTATCTATATAATGTTTTAATTGTAATTTGTGCATCTTTAAATAAACTTTTTAATGTTTTTAAAGCGTCATCAAATTTTCCATTTATAACACAAGAAAATAGATCAATTCTTATTTTTCCATTTTCAGGCCACGTATGAACTGACATATGACTTTCAGAAAGTAAATATAATGCTGTAAATCCTTGAGGTTCAAATTCATGATGTATTTCATCTAATACATTTACACCAGTTTTTGACAATAATTTAGCACACATATCTTTTATAAATTCATTTGAATATTGTTCTTTATTTTTAATATTATCAACATCAACAACGTAATGTATCCCTAGAGGTATTGGACTTTCAGCAAATTCCATTTCACGTGTTTTATAAAATATTCCAAAAATTATTATTAAAATTACAGCAAATAACATGATGTAAATAATATTTATTTTTTTCATAATATATAGCAACTATATTATAAAAATTAAATATTGTCTAAAAGTTTATCTTTGGGAGTTTCTTGAAAACCTCGGTATGACACTGGTTATTATCTTGTAGCACTAGCATCTACATCAGCGGTATATGTATTAAGAATTCCCTTTACCATATTTGCTGCAGCTGCTTCTGCTGATTCACTTGATTGATTTAAAAACATTAGAGCATCATTTTTAGCAACTCTTACAAAAGCAGCAGTCCCTTCAATCATTTTCTCTTTATTTTCTGAACTTAATGGAATTTTACTTGGCAAAACACCTGAACTAACTAACCCCCTTAATATATTACCTATTTCTTGAATCTTTGCTCTATCCGTATCACGTTCTTGTTGTGTATATCCTTCAAATAAAAAATAACTTGTAACAATGGAGCAAAATACAATAATAGTTAATAATAATAATAGTTTTTCCCAGTTTTTCATTATATATAATTATATATATATATATAAATTATAGTAAGAAATGGGTTTTGTGCCTTTTATAATCGTATTTTTTTAATTTTATTTTTTCTAAATGTTTATTTTGAATATTTGTATTTCTAAAATCTATTGTATCTGAACCAAAAGCAAATTTATAATCTCCAACAATTGCTAAATCAGCAAGGTCAACAATCTCTATATTTTTAAATAACTTAGAAATAGACAATATATTTAATGCTCTATCCCCATTTTTAATTAAAATACTATTATTTTTTTTCATCTTATTTTTACATTTTTCATAAAAACTAAATTCATCAATTGGTAAATTAACAAATCCATCTTCTGTTGTATCAATAATTACTAAATCATAAGTATTATTTTTTAATGTATCTATTTTTTTTGTGGCATCGCCAATTATAATATTTACACGTGAATCATTTTTATAATCATTAACGTTAAAAAATTTTTTACTTACAGAAATAACTTGTTTATCTAATTCTAACATATCTACGCGTTTAATTGTTGGATATTTCATTACTTCGCGTAAAGTCATACAATCACCACCACCTATTATTAATACATTTTCAACATTTTTTAAATAATATGATGGAAAATGAACTATTATTTCGTGATATTCTTTTTCATCATTATTACATAATTGGGGTTCATCATTTAAAAGTAAACATTTATCATAACCCAAAGAATTTTTTTTAAATTGTATTACTTCTATTCTTTGATAATTTGATTTTTCATCGTGTATAACATTGAAATCTCCAACCTTTTTTTTCAAATTATCTATTATTGTTTTTCTGTATTCATTTTCATCCATTATTTTATTACCTTGTTGATTTATAATTTCATTATCATCATCATCATCATCATCACTATCTTCACTTGAATTTTTACTAGAAAAACCTTCTTTATTAAAATAAATACCTATTAAAAATAAAATAAAAAAAACGGATAGTATTAATAATATTAATTTTATAAACAAATCTTTCATTACTTATTGTATATTTTTTAGTTAGATATTTTTTCCTTTTATTTCTCTTATTTTTGATTGCTCTGTAAATTCTTTAATAGTAAATGTATCGTAATTAGCACGAATATTTCTATTCCACATTTTGTGTTTTGTTTTAATATGGTTATTACTAGTGCAGTTATGAGATACACTAATAATTTTTGCTTGTTCGTTATAATATTCAAGAAAATTCATTATTTCAATTTCAGTTTCTGTTACTATTATTTCAAATTCTTCAATCGAACATTTTAAAATGCCTTTTTCTTCTAATTTAGTTAACATTTTCATCAATATATCTTTACCTACATTTAGATACATTTCATATATGTATCCCTTATCTACATTTTTGGTTCGCATTTTATGCTTTATTTTTAATTGTTCTTTATATGTATTATCATTGTTATCTACTATCCAAGAAACTAAATCATTTTGATAATATGCACAATATTCAAGTTCTCTTCTTACGCTGCGAAGATTAACAAATTCTATGTGACTTACCATACGATGAAATGAAGTAATAAAATCACATGTTTGTATAGTTTTCATATCTTTTTCACTGATTTGCTTTATATCAACTTTATTAAATGTTATTTTTTCATTCATAACGCGAAAATAATTCATTATATATATCAACATATCATTGATATTATTATCACAAGGATTATCACCTGGTTGACGTGGTATTTGACCATTAATTGCATTTTCGCGCAAATATTGAAAGTAGTGTGGATTATGAATAACGCCATTCACCAATTCGCCTGTTTTCCAACTAAAAGATGTTTTACACTCTATACACCACATTTGATCACAACCAGAAACTTTATGAATTCGTTGCCCGCATTTAGGACAAGGTTTAGTTGTCGAATTTATAAGATTTGCTGTTTCAACTTGTTCTTTTTTACATTCGTGTTTTTTTATTTCATCTTCATTATTACCTAACATTTCAAAACATTTTTTACAACATTTTTCATTACATAACCCACAAATGTAATTTTCATTTAAGAAACCTTTACATTTTTCGTGCTGACAAGGCATTATAAATTTAGTTTGACTTTTATCTTTTTTTTTATCTTGTTCCAATCTATTATCATTATTTTGTAGTAATACATAGTTTTTTCTCTTTATATGTTCAATATCCAATTGTAAACGACGACGCATATTAGTACATTTTTTTTTCATTAATTCAACGTTTGTTTCTGCTATTTTTATTTTTTCTTTATCATTTTCTATAACAGCGTGTTTTTGAATTTCTCTTGATTTAAATCTATATTCATTAGATAATTTCATTCTTTCTACTTCTATTGCCTTTATTTTTTTGTTATTTGCATTTATTTCAGGTTCAATCATCTTAAATCTACGTATTGCTTCCATTCTAATTTGTGCTTGAGGCATTACTTCTTGAATACGGCTTTTATTTCTTTCAAATAATAAATCAACGTGATGTGGTGTATATGTATTAATAAACCAGTTACGATTTAAATTTAATATAACAAATGTATTATTCCACGATTTTCGGCAAGACATACAATGAATATCTTCACTGCTATTTATCAGGTAATGACGTATGCAAGATTTACACGCAGAAAACTCACAAGATGGATTATTACACAATACTTTACTTTTAAGTTGCTTGTTGTATTTCTCACAGCATATCATACACTCTTCACAGGTCGAACTCATTTTTTAAGTTATAATTTGACTTTATTTATGTAAAAAATAAATAAAAAAGTCAATTTATTTTTATAATATATCATCTGTTTTTTTTTAAAATTTCAATAAAATAATAATTATAAAATAATAATATAGAGTAATTGTATATATATTATGTCGCTTGTAGCATTAAAACGTCGTGCCGAAGAAAAATATTTTAATAAAATTTCAAAAGGTGGTTTTTCTTTAAATGGAAATAATAATAGACATCATTATCAAGGAAATGTTAATTTAATTGAAAGTAAAGAAAAATTATGTGTAAAAAATTTTAATAGAGATATTAAAACTAGTACACTAACAACATCTGGTTATCATTCAAAAATATTTAAATGTCACCCTTGTCCTGATGGAAATCAACAAAAATCTCCTGTTATTTGTGGTTCAACAAAATCATATGAAACTATTAATAGTTCAGACAGAACAAAAAAATTAAAAGATGGGTGTGATAGTAAATGTAATCCTGTTTATAGAAATGAAGAAAAATGTTTAGTTGACGCACGAAAATGTAGAGCTTAATTGAATAAAAATTATAAATAAATGAATATTATTTATAATTTAATTAAATTAATTAATTTAAAATCCTTTGTAATTAATAGTTTTTTTTTCTTGTACCCAGTGCAATCCTACAAGTTTTCTTTCATAAACATCTTTTGACTTCCAAACTGGCATTACTACACTTGGTGTATCTTTTAGAACTTTAACAATTTTTAAGGCATTTTCATTACTCTTTGTATGGTCAATTGTAAATAGATTTAGCATTTTATATATTACAATAATATAAAAAATATATAACATATATAAAATATGTTTTATTGTATAAAACGACTACCTTATAATGATAAAATAACAAGTGAAATATTTTACGCATATTATATTTCACCTACACCAATAGATAGTGAACTATTAAAAATTACTAAATTACAACGTCCAAATAAATTATCTGGATTTCATAATCATTATTCTCAAAAATGTTTATATATGTTGTATAATATTGAAACCAATACATTAATAAAAAATGATGAATTATTATGGTTAATTAATTACTTAATGGAGAATAATTATAAAATACACTATGAATTTTCAACTATGATGCAACCTTATTTATCTTCAAACCCACCCAATAATGATAAATTTTGTATAGGATTTACTAAAAATACAAACTAATTATGCTTTCTACAAAAACTACTTCCTTTTTTACGTCTTAAATTACAATCTGTGCCATCTTTAAGAATCATAATGCATTGAGTATAAATACTATTAGTTTTATATTTATACATTCCATTGCCAATACTAATTTTATTTTCTTTCCAAGATTCACTTGCATCATCAAAGTCAATATTTACAGAATATTGACTTTGATTAATATTTTGCATTTTTTTTTTCATATTACGTGTAATGACTGGCATTATTATTAATTAATATACATTTAAATATGTAAATAATATTTCAATTTTTATTTATTAAAGTTATAAATTGATTTTAAAAATGTTATAAATTGATTTTAAAAATAATAATAAATAAATATTAGTTATATTATTAATTAAAATATTATAATGCAAGAACAAAATGTTATAGTAAAAAAATTAGTTAGAAAAGTAATTAAGAAAAAAAATATAAAAAAAGTAGAAGAAAAAAAATGTGAACCAGAAATTAAATTAACATTAGAGGAAGAATATCTATTAACTTTAACAAGTAAAGAAAAAGAAACATTAGAAATAGCAATGGAACATCTTAAATCATCCTTTAATATGGAAAAAAGCGTAGGATTTTGCAATTATAAAAAATAACATTTTAAACTACTTAAACAAATACTATTGTTATAGTATAGTATACAAAATAACATTGTATATTAATCTCTCATAGCTCAGCTGGTTAGAGCGTGCGACTGTTAATCGCGAGGTCATAGGTTCGATCCCTATTGAGAGAGGAAATGTAAATTATTATATACCTTTTTGCGTATATAATAATCTTTTTTCTTTTGAAAATATATAATATAATGAATTTAACAAGTTTATATAAAAGTATAAAAATTAGTCAAAAAAGTATTATGTGGATAGTATTGCTTTTAGTTGCTATTATTACAATCCCACTCTTAACAAGAGGTTTTAATTTTTTTAGTTTAAAAGAAGGTGTAGATGGTTCTGTATCTACTAACGACAGCTCACCTGACAGCTCTCCTGACGACTCTCCTGACGACTCTATTGACTCACTTGCTTCTTTAGCAGAAGATATGGAAGACGAAGTTGGTCGTATTGAAGCAGCACAACAGACAGCAAATCTTCAAACATCTATTGCTGAAAATCAATCAAAATTAGCTGTTATTGAAAATACAAAAACAGGTATTGCTACAATTGAAGGTGATATTAGTTCTTTTAATACTAAATTATTAAACATAAAAACAAAAATTACAGAAATTGAACCATTAGTAACTTTACAAACCCAATTAGAAACTACAATTACTACTTCTGAAATTGAATCAGATATTACTGCTTCTGAAGCAGAGAAAATTGCAAATACATCAGCTATGAGCACAAAATTAACAAGTATTCAAGGTGATATTGCAACATTTAAAAGTGATGTTGATTCTGTATTAACTAAAATTGAAACTATTGATACTCAGTTAATTGAATTAAAAATTTAAATAATGATAAAAAAATAACTAACTAACTAGCATACATTATTTATCTAATATTAAATGAATTTATTAACATATTTTAACATTTTATTAAATGATTTTTCTTCAAAATATAAACTATACGTTATTTCATTTATTGGAACTAAAACTTTATAATTATCGCTATCAATAATATTTATTTCAATCATATTTAATTCATCATATTTTTTAATATAACGTATTTGATTATCTTTAGTTTGACTATCTTTTATCCATTTATTATTACTATCAAATAATGTATTTTCTATAATTTTTAATCTATCGTATGATGATGTAAAATTATAAGTACAATCTAAATTACTAAACATAAAAATGTCATTAGTTAATATAGTTCCATATAAATCAATTTTTTATTTTATTATTAAAACACTTAAATATCAATTCATAATATATTTTATAAATAAATATTATGAATAATAATATTAATAATGGTATACATAGTGAAAATAGAATTTGTAGCGAAGAAAATCAATATTTAGGATTAATTAACACCATAATAACAGATAATAATTTGGAAGAAGGAAGGAACGGAAAAGTATATGTTTCTTTTGGAAATATGATGAAATTTAAATTAAATGATAATATTATACCTTTTTTAACAACAAAGAAACTCGCTTGGAAAAGTTGTTTAAAAGAATTATTATGGTTTATTAGTGGTTCAACTGATAATGAAATATTACAAAATCAAAAGGTGAAAATTTGGAATGCAAATGGATCAAGAGAATTTTTAGATTCAAGAGGATTAACACATAATGAAGAAAATGATTTAGGCCCTGTTTATGGTCATCAGTGGAGATTTTTTAATGCTCCATATACTAATTGTAAAGAAAAATATGATGGCAAGGGCGTAGATCAACTGCAAAATATTATTAATGCTTTGAAAGACCCTAATGAAAGATATAGTAGACGTCTTATTTTAAGTGCTTGGAATCCTTGTCAAATAGATGAAATGGCTCTCCCTCCTTGTCATATTTTAATGCAATTTTATGTAGACAAAAATAATAATTTGAGTTGCGCTCTTTATCAGCGTAGTGGAGATGTTGGATTAGGTGTTCCATTTAATATTGCGTCGTATGCTTTATTAACACACTTAATAGCGCATCATTGTAACCTAAACGCAAGTGAATTTGTTCATTTTATAGGAAATACACATATTTATGAAAATCACAAAACACCTCTCTTAGAACAATTAAAACGAACACCATTTCCGTTTCCAAATCTTAAAATTAAAAATAAATATGAAAATATAAATGAATATAAATTTGAAGATTTTGAAATTATTAATTATAATCATCATGAAACAATAAAAATGGAAATGTCAGCTTAAACAAATATTATATTTATATAATATATTAAAAATGAGTGTTTTATCAGATACATTAATTGGTGGTATTTCATTTGGAATAATATCATACATTTCACAACCTAATGTTTTAGGTAATGGAAAATATTATTTTCAAGTATTGGGATTTTTATATGCTGTGCCATTAACATATTTCTTTTTGCTTCTTATGGCATCAAAAATTAGTACTACTGCTATGATGAACTTAACACGACATATAATGTTAGGTGCATTATTAACCATTTTATCAGCATTTATTTGTTTATATATGCAAGATATGGAACAAAATATAATTATTTTTACTAATTTATTAGTTACAATTTTATTTATAATTTTATATATGGGTCTTGATATTTATAAATTATTTTAAAAATAAAATAATATTTGTAGAAATAAATTGATTTTTTTCACATTTTTTATGCGTAATGTAAAAAAATATAAGAACCAAACTTAGGGCAATGGATACTATATCCGACAAATTACAAACATTTAAAAATTTTGTAATTGATGCTCGTCTAAACAGAGAAGAGCATCAAGAAAAAGCGATTGAATGGTGTTTAAATAAAGAACACTTAATTAGTTCAAATATTGGTGGTGGTATTATTGGCGATGAAATGGGTTTAGGTAAGACTATTGTATCACTTGGATTAATTATTTCAAATGTAAAAAAAAGAACATTAGTTGTAGTTCCAACAGCACTTATTAATCAATGGAAATCAAAAATAGAAAATATACTTGGCATAGAACCACTCATATATCATGGTAATCAGCGTAAAAATGGTAAAAAATACATTGAAAATAGTTTCATTGTATTAACTACTTATGGTGTTGTAAGTCAATATTCTATAAAGCGTAAAAATATAAAAATGATTGATGATACTTTATTTGATACTGAATGGGATAGAATTATATTTGATGAAGCTCATCACTTGCGTAATGATACAAATAAACACATAAGTGCTGACTTGCTTAAATCTAATATTAAATGGTGTTTGACTGGGACACCTATTCAAAATAGAAAAAAAGATGTTGAGATGTTATTTCATATTGTAGGTTTTGAAATCAAATATATTAAGTTAAATCTTGAATATTTAATTGAACATTATATGTTACGTCGCAGACTTTGTGATGTTGGTTTATCTTTACCACAACTTAGAAAAGAAAATGTATTTGTTGATTATTCATCAGTTGATGAGCAAATAATATGTCAAATGTTTGCAGGAGGAGACACAAATATGAAAGATGCATATTCATTATATGATGAAAAATATTATAGCAAACTTGCTGATTTATTAACAGATGGTTCTATATTAAGTGCGATATTAAGAGGTCGTCAAATGTGTATTGCACCTATATTGTTTAAAAATAAAATAGAAAAATTAATTGATCAACAAAAATTAGATGAAAGTTATAGAGATATTTATAGTTATAATAGTAAATTAGATGTTGTTTCTGAAAAAATTCTTCAAAATAAAAACAATGGAAATAGAAAAATAGTATTTTCACACTTTATTGGTGAAATAGATGAATTATATAAAATAATTGTAGATGCTGATAACGATGAATTGTATAATCCTGAAAATGTTGCCGTTTATAAAGGTTCATTAAAATTAAAAGAACGTAAAAAAGTTTTAGATGATGATAATGTTAAAGTTCTTATTATGCAAATTCAAACTGGTTCTGAAGGTTTGAATTTACAACAATATTCTGAGATGTATATGGTTAGTCCTAACTGGAATCCTGCTCTTGAAGATCAAGCAGTAGCAAGATGTCATAGACAAGGACAAAATAAAGAAACTATAATTTATCGTTTTGCAATGAAAGGTGATGTAAACTTAGATAGTCATATTAAATCAATGCAATATTATAAACGGCAAATTATGGAAATGATAGAAGAAAAAAAAGAGTGAACTAACAAAAGATTAAGATTTAAATTTATATTTAATATTTAAACAAAGTCTACATCATTACACTTTTTTTTTCCATTTATAATACAATCTTTATCATTAAATGGGTCCATTAATGAACTTATAAATTTATTTAAATTAACTGGGTCTTTAAACATTTTATTATTTTGAAAATTTTTATTATTTTTATTGAAGAAAGGCAATAAATACATAAAAAATGTACAAAAACATTGTTGTTTCATTATTTCAGCATTTTCTATTTCTTGTTTAAATATTTGATCTATTACTGCTGGTGCACTTTTTAAAAGTAGAATTTGATTTAACACTTCTTTTTTTCTGTTAAATAATTCATCTATATGTTTTTTTTCGTTATTTTTCATTTCATATTTTTTTGCTTTTTGCAAAGCAGTATAATAGCGAATATCATTTTTTATATTTTTTAAAATAGCTATCATTTTCTTTCTTTTGTCATCTATTTTTTTTATCAATGAAAAAATATTTGTATTATATATTACTGAAAACATATAACGTATTTCACGGGGAATAATAAATTGGTTTGTTTCTTTTATTTCACTAATTTTTTTTTCAACATCTTCTAATTTATTTAATAATTCTTTTTCCAAACTTGATTTTGTGTAATGACCTTCTTCTATATTTTCACTATTACTATTTACACGTTTGAATAATAGCACAGAACCTGAAGTAAATTCTATTGTAGATTGTAATTTATCATATTGATGAGATGAAATTTTATGAGCTTCTGATGCAGCATCTAATTTTAAATAATTTACAAGTGATAATAAGAACGCTATTATTGCGTTTATAGATGCTATTATAACTACACCATAATTTTTATATAATGTAACACCTGATAATACAGTAGCAAGTGTAGAAAGAAAAATAGCAGGCATCATTAGATAATTTAATCTTTTTTCACAATAATGTTTTGATTCCATGTATATTACTTTTTGTCCTTTCAAATAACTTGCTAATATATCTAAAGATGAGGACAAAGTATGATTGACATCAAAATAATATTTTTCTATTGATTTTTCTACTGCTGTGTAATTTAATTTTTTATATTTAATACGTGGTCTTGTATTAATAGAAATATAATTATTATTACCATCAACATTATCAATAAATATTTGTTCTATTATACTATTAGTATCATCTTCACTATTTTCATCATTTGAATTTGAATCACTATATTCACTATTTGATTCATTTACTGAAATTATTGCATTTATTTCATTATTACTACTTACTTCATTAATTATATTAGTGCTTAATTCATTTATATTTATAATTGTATTACTATTATCCATTTCAAATAAATATTATATTTATTTTTTATTTGAAATATAAACTAAAATTGTAAATATTTTATTATTCTATATATTATTGAATTTAAGCATTTGCTAATAAACCTAGTGCTTTTAATGCTGCTAAAATTGTATTCATTTTGCCTGTTAAATTTTGCACATCATTTCTTAAACCATCAAATTCTAGTTTTGTTGGGGCGGCAGCAGCCACTGCTTGTGTTGAATTAGCATCAGCAATATTAGATTGTTGCACTACAGGAGTAGCATTAAAGAAACCTAATTTTTGTGTTGTTGCTGTTCCAATTTTTGTTCCAGTAGTGGCATTCACTACAATATCACCTGAATCTGCCATTGTTAAACCAGTAAGTGTTCCTACTGATGTAATTGCTGCTTGCGCTGCTTCTGTTACAGTTAAAGCAGTTGTAGCAGTAGCAGCATTTCCTGAACAATCAAAAGCAATTGTAGCAGTAGCAGCATTTCCTGAACAATCAAAAGCAATTGTAGCAGTAGCAGCATTTCCTGAGCAAGCAGCAGCAGTTGTAGCAGTAGCAGCATTTCCTGTTGTATCTTGTGTTCCTGCAACGTTAACACCTAATAAATTAATATCAGCAGAACCATCAAAAGATACACCACCAATATTTACAGCAGAAGCTAATTTAGTA